CTCAAAAGAATCCACAGAACTGCGGAAAAGGTAAGAACCAAAATCATAGCCCAATTATAGGAGGGGTATCATGTCAGAGGAAAACAAAAGTAAATACAGTTTTTGTGTTAAAGTAAGGGATAAAGACGGAAAACTTATTCCGTCCGACGAAACAACTGACAACTTTCTGATTAGCTTTAACTTAGCTAAGTTGACCGATAAGCAGGTAATTTCGCTCCTAAAATCAACGGGTAAAACCTTAAAAGCTTGGATGCCAGATAGAAAAATCACACTAGAAGCTTATGTCTTGGATTCTATTTCAAGGACTAATATGTGTCTTTTTTCGTGGTGCGATGATGAAGTTGAGAAAGTTGTAAAGCATTAATTATCAGGTATCAGTTATCATGTATCAGTAAAAAAACACCCATTAGGAGAGGAAAAAAAAATGTACCACAATCTAAACACTAATCAAGCTACCCTGCTATTAAAGGAAGATGAATATGCTCATTGGTCTTGGTCAGGTGCTGAAGCGTTAGTCGAATATCTAGAGGAATTAGAAGATAGCGCGGGTAAAAAAATAGAATTTGATACAGTAGCTATCCGGTGTGATTTTTCAGAATATGATAGCGTCCTAGAGGCGGCGGAACATTATGATTTTATTCCCTCCGATGATGAGGATGAGGATGAGATAGAAGCGGATGCGCTTAAATATTTGGAGGATCGGACGATCGTAATTCAATTTGAGGGTGGTGTAATTATTAAGCAATTTTAATTAATCAGTTATCAGTTATCAGTAATTAACACCTAATAGGAGTAGAAAAATGAAGGAATATACAGGGACTTTAAACCTCACAATTGAGGTCACAATCAAGGCTAAAAGCAGAAAAAAAGCGTCGTCAATGTTTGATGATTTATACCTCAGTATCTCAGTCGAAAATGACGGGGACCAAGAGATAGAGATATTAAGCGATAATCTGGGATTACTCGAAAATAATTGGGAAATCGAGGACTAATTATCAGTTATCAGTTATCATTTATCAGTAAAAAAAAGCCAAAAAGTCAAGAGTATATGTGACACTTTATAAACTGTCACAACATACTAAAAACTTCTTGACATTCCAAGAGATAAATGACATAATGGGTACATAAGCAAAAAAGGGGAGTACATCATGAACTATCAACCGCAATATCTTAAAAAATGGACAGAAGCACCAAATTATTTAGGGATGGATTTAACGGACTACTATGTAGTAGCGGCTGAATCAAATATGAGTGACTCAGTAGATATGAGTAATTATCGAGTATGGCATCGATTATTTCCAGACTTAGAACAGTTTACTTTTGGGGGTTGCATGGAATTTAAAGCTTTAATGATTCATAAAGATTCTTTGCTATTAGAAGCAATAGATGAGAAAAAGAAAAGCTTAGAAGACTACTCAATACTAGACGAACAAGACTTGTCTGACTTAGAATATGAGCGGTGGTCTGAGTATTGGTCAAATTGGGGATATAGTGAGTGTTTTAAGGAATTGTTAATAGCAATACCTGAGTTAAAAGATGATGAACGAGTAACCAGTCTGGATAATAAGTGTGTATTAACCAGTGACCAGTTAGGTGAGTTAATTGAAGATTTTGCTGACGGTTTTGGGAATCTAGACGACTTTAGCATTAGTTTTAATTTTAGCGAGTATGAGAAAAGAGTGCTACTGAAAAGACTAGAGGAAATTTTAAGCATAACTGAGGAAAACTAACATAAACAAAAGGGTGAGTTAATGTACTCACCTTTTCTTGTCTATACCAAACAAGGCAGAAATATGTAGGGGTTGTGTACTAAAGAAAGAATAATGCAGGTATGTGTATCAGGTTTGTAGATAAGCAAAACTAATAACAAAGGTTAGAAAAAATTATATAAGATAAAGTTATAGCTAGGACGGATAGCAATAAGAAAATAAAATACGAAAAGTATTGACATAGCCCTGAAAAGATAGCATAATGGGTACATAAGCAAAAACCGGAGTAACCAATGACAACTACAATCAGCTATGTATATGAAACTTATACGCATGAGGGGGAACTAATGGGGAAGGGATATGTTGACGTTGAAACAAATAATCTTTATCCTCTAGAATTGGAGACAGAAAATACACGCATACAGTTAAAGTATGAGGTAAGTATTTATGGTTTAGATTGGTTGATAAATTGTGCTAAACAGTTAGGAATATGTGCTAATGACTCAAGAGAAGATAAAAGATGGTTCTCATCAGTAGATGGTGATATATGTTTGTTCAACGGAGAGGTAACATACTATTCAATGCACATAGAAACAAGCGACCCTAAAAAATTTAAGTCGATCTTTAATCGGATTAACCAGTTATTAGGAAGTTAACAAAAAAAAAAATAGGGTAGCCTTAAAAAAGTTACCCTATTTTTAGATATAAATAGATAAGCAAAACTAATGCAGGAATACGCTAGGGCAAGGGCATTACCCATCATAGATAAGCTAAACTAATGATGGTAATAAGTAAAACTTAGATAAGCTAAACTAATGACGGTAATAAGTAAAGTTAAAGTTAGGGATGTTGACAAAACCTAAAAAGAATGACATAATATAGACATAAACCAAACAAAGGGGAAAAAGACAATGTATAGCACAAAATGGACAGAAATACACTATCTGGGAAAACGAAAAAAAGACGGAAAATTAATATATATAGCCGCCCCGACATGGGATTGTGATTGGTACTGGTCTTTCGGGTATTTAAGGGCAACAGGGGAACATTACCACTTGAGCAACTATGGGAATATCAACTGGAAAGATGCCCTAGAAAGAGACTACACTTTAAACGTAAAATTGAGAGGGGATAACCTATGGAAGTTTTACGAACTAGCGAAAACAGCTTATGGATTAAAGGAAGTAGCGGAAATATTAGGTAGAGGTGGTTCTCATGTAACGGTAAACCCGTTAGCAGAGGTAATCAAAAATAAAGCAGAGGTTGACAGAATCAATCAGATAGTATTACCTCAAATATTTGATGCAATAAATGAGATGTTCGAGGTAAGAAAAACACCTTGACAAAGAAATAGGGTAGCCTAAAAAAGTTACCCTATTTTTAGATGTAAATTGTTAGTTAGCTACCTTACCATATTTAGGTAAATGACTACGGTGTGTTTCAAAGAAACCGGGCATAACAGCGAAGGAGGTATCTTTAAACTTAGCGTAAGAACCTTGATGAAGTAATTGAAAAGACTGGTCAATATAATTTTTAGATTGACCGTATTTACCTTCAATACCAGAATCATCAAGGTCTAAAACAAGCCACTCGATGGTTTCCTGTCTAAGGTCATCCAAGTCAGAGGGAATAGAAAGTCCTAACATTTTAGCGATAGTGCCGTTAGTTCTAGCGTGAATTGACTCGTCCCGGCTAATCTCTGCGGAAACCATAGCTAACTGAGTACCACCTAAACGGCGGTATAAAGTTAGGACTGGAAAAAAGATAGATTGTTCGGCGACCCAAGTAACTAAAACGGGGTGATATTTCTCTCCCATTTTTAACCATTTAGAGACTAAAGAACGAGATTCAGACTCAATTTGTAGCTTATCACTAAGTTTAGCTAAAGAGATATTTGAATAGGCATAATTTAACTGAGAGTCATGTTTTTTTTCGTCTTTAAAATTAGAGGCTAGTAATAAAATACCGTAATCAGATAACCACTTTCTCTCTCGACTAGCACACTCTTTAATCCATTGACCAACGGGTAACTCTAAGTGTCGAGCCTCTAATGCTTTTTGAATAGTTTTTTCTGCACCCCGAATACAGTGACCGTTTTGAATAGGCATAACTGCCCAATCTCGTTTAGCGTTTAATAGACGCTGAAAAATTAATTGTTCAGACATAAAGTTTTTACCAGTAAAAAATTTTTCCTTGTATTAAAGGATTGAGTGAACCCTTTGAAGGAAAGATTACTTTTGCATTATAACACAATAAACAAAAATTTTTTAAAGATCAAAAAATCAAGGTAGTATATGCACTAAAAAGCCAAAAAGTCAAGAGTATATGTGCCAGTTTATAAAGTGTCCCAAAACACCGAAAAACTCTTGACATCCTAAGAGATTAATGACATAATAGACACATAAGCAAAAAACAGGAGTAACCATTATGAAGTTGTACCAAAAGATTGCAAGAGTTGTAAGTCAAGAAAACTGGGCGAAAAGAACGAAAGAGTTATCTTTGTTGAATGAGTTATTACCTAAAGGTAATGGAATCCAAAGACAGCTAGGACTACCTGTGATCTTACTAGAATCAACAAAAACAAGAATAGTGATAGACACAGCTTATCGGCATACGTACGATAGTTATGATACAACAAGTCGATGGACAGTACATCAAGTAGTAATAACGCCTAGTTTTGAAGGGGAAATAGACCTCAGAATAACAGGTAAAAATGTGAACAACGTTAAGGACTACTTATATGATGTTTTTCGTGAGTCATTAATGTCTGAAATAGTATGCAATTTTTAAAAAGGGAGGGGATGTCAAAGATTCATCATAAATAGATTAACAGACCAAAAAAGCTAAAGCAGTGGTAAGAATCACTGCTTTAATCTAAAATATCAATTGCAGGTACGTGCATGAGGTTAGCACATAATAAAAACTTATTGCAAGGATAATCAAAAGTTATATTAGGTAATCTTATGACGATATGGCAAAATTATAAGCAAAAATAATATTAGATAAACTTATGAGAATACCTAAAACAGATAAGAAAAGACAAAACTAAAAGTATTGACATTTTTGAAAAAGATGACATACTATAAACATAAGCAAAAACAGGAGTTACCCGCCATGACTACACTAGACACAATGATTTTAGATTATATCGCAATTGGGGCATATTGGGCATTTAACGCTACCGTTGTATTCTTTACCGTAATGATGATAATATCGGGTGTGTTGCACGCATTTTGGGGCATTTTAGAGAGGGTGGATAGCCGACTATTTTATCCTCAAAACTTGCATGATATAGGTACGACCGATACAAAAATGGAAGTATGACAAAACAACAACGGAGTTGAGAAAAAAGTCAAGTGAATATGTGCCAGTTTATAAATTGTCACAGCTACCACAAAAAGGTAAAAATGTCAATAGGTAATGTGCCAGTTTATAAAGTGTCCCAAAACACCGAAAAACTCTTGACATCCTAAGAGATTAATG